ATAATTTGATTTAAGAGGTTGTTGTGATAATCCACTATTCCAATTTCCATACAAATCAGTTAATTCTTTGTCTAACTCTGCATTTATTTTACCATAATCATAATCTTCCCAAAAGTCTTTGCTATACACTTTAGAGTAATCATAAGATGATTGATCATCGGGAAACTCTTTTATCATATCATCTAATTTTAACATTAACTCTTCTTCAGTTATTAACTCTTCTTCTAATTCTTTTTCATACTTTTCTTCTGCCGCTTGTTCTTCCGCTTTCTTTTTAGCTTTTCTTTTGTTTAAATTTGATAGATCCGAAAGATATGCTGCTTTTTCTTTGTCTGACAGTAGATTATAAACTGTTTGTTGATCCTGATCTAAATCATCAAAAGTCATTTCTTCTGCTTTATTTGCTGGTTGGTGTTCCGGTGTGTATTCATCTAATTTACCTGATGCTACATCTTCAAGTTTTTCATCAGGAAACATAACATTAAAATCACTAGGTGAAACCTCTGCTTTTTGTTTATCTGTCAATTTATTATACACTGCTTGTTGTAACGGGCTTAAATCCTCAAAAGTCATTTCTGGAGGCTCTGGGCCTTCAACAAGTTTAAATCCTGCACCAGAAGATTGTGACTCATCTAAAACCTCATCAATTACTTCACCACCTTCGGGCTTTCTAGTACTACCTTGTAATTTATTAAACCAAAGATCCTTAAATTCATCCGCAGATAATTTTTCACTAAAATCTTTAAAGCCGTCAAACTTGCCAAAAGGAATAAGAGACATTAATAGTTCTTCTTCTACCTCACTTCCTGTAGACGGAACCATTTCCCCTAAAAATCTAGCTAACTCATCTCCCCCACTAATAACAGCTTCCCCTATAGGCCCTAAACGATGCGAAGGTTGATCTTCTATCCATTGTTCAACTTCGTCTCTTGTCGGATAAGCTTCTTCTAGCGCTCTAACAGGCGTAGTAAGAACTTCCCCTAAAGCTGATAATTCACGCCTTCCTCTGGGTAAATCTTTGTATAAACTCCATGCTCGATCTAACCCTAATGGATCAGGCGGAGCAGGTCTATATTCCATTCTACCGTTTGCCATTGTTTTTCTTTACCTTAATTTTAACTTTACGCTTAGGCTTAGTTTTTTTCCGTTTAGGTTTACGCTTGGAGGGAGCCATTTTTGTAGTACTGGCCAACCCTCCCCACGTAATGTTCGGTGTAGCGTTGCTCATTTTCTTCCCGCTGCGTATGATGCCTGTATTGCTCTCCTCATAGATGCTGGTAGCCCTCTATATTGTTTTAGTTCTTTATCAACACGCCGTGGTTGTGTTTGTGTTCTAGCTCTGTCAAGGCTTTGCTTATTTTGAAGATCCTCTATCGCATCCATTACTTCATACTTTTCAGCTGATGTGCCAGCTAATCGAAACTTTGTGTAAAGGTCTTCTATCTGTTTACTAACAGGATCAAAAAGATTTGCCATAAAGCTAGAAAAAGTTGGAGGACCTGCTTCCATTTGCGGTGTAGGCTTTGAACTAGCTATTTTCTCCATACTTTCCCTGACTCTAGTCTTACCATCATCATCAACATACACCTCAAAATCAGCTAATGGATTACCTGCCGGTATCATAAACTCAGGACGATTTTCCATAAACTCTGCAAACTCTTCTTCATCAACTGGCCTATTCATGTCTTGATCTATTAACTCAGGATCGTCTGCGATAATTTCTTCTACTTCGTCTGGTTGTGGTTCCATCGCTTCATATCTATCAAATAGCTCATTCCAATAAGCTTTACTTTCAGCAGACGTATCAGAATCATCCTCAATAGGTGCTTCATCCTTTATTACAGTTTGAATTGTCTCTGACGAATTTTCTGGGGCTAAAACTTCTTCTGTAGGTGTTTTATCATCAGGCATAGCGCCCATATCTTCCATTTGCCCAAATATTGTAGTCCAGTAATCTTCACCAGCAAAAGGCTTACGTTCACCTGTAGCTCTTCTTTTTCCTGCCATGTTCGCTAGTCGTGCTTGTTTACGTCTAAAATCTGATCTATCTTGATCACTTTTTGCTTGACCTTTAGTTCGCCCACGAGCTGTTATCTCATTACGTCTTTTTGCTGCTTTTTGTTCTTGGTCAAGTTTTTCAGCTGCTTCTTTTTTAGCTTCTTCCGTAAGTGTTCTTGGTCGACCAGAACGCCGTTCACCAAAAGATTGTTTTTCATAATCAGAAGGTTGACTTAATACATCAGCCAAAGCGCGACCTATTCCTGTGTCCTCAAAAACATTTCCAAGTTCAGATCTACCTTGCTTTTCTCTAATTCTTTTTCTTTGTTGCATACTTGGTGGCATATCAATAACTCCTATCGTTTTTTACGTTTACGCGCTACAGCCGCATTATCTACTAAATTAGGATACTTCCTACCTGCTTTTTTCGCTCTTGCTTTAGCTGCTGATTTCTGTGCAGGTGTTAAAGACTTACTCTTTTTCTTTGGATTCTTTTTATCCCAAAACGCTTTAGCCATTAATAACTCCATATCGTTGGACGTGGAACATGAAAGTCATCCTCGTCTGAGATGGTGTCTAAGTGAAGAAACCTACCATCACCTTTCTGCTTAATCCCTATGCCCGTAAACCCATACTTCATAGCTCTTGCTAACACTTCATATGCTAATTCTCGATCACAAGCAATATCAACTGCTTTACCTGTTGTATGAGCACCTCCAGGTTTTCCTCCTTTTATTTTAGCTGCCTCTATAGGGTGAGAAACATCACGATAACCAGAAGTAATAGTTAACGGACGCCCTAAGTCACTACGCAACAACTGTAACTTATCCATAAAACTCTCATCAACAAAACAAACGCCAGTCTCTTTACACTTCATCTCATTAACACTAAAATTCGGCCACCGATCTTTTGGCCATTCACTTGGATTACTAAATGTTCCCATAACTGTGTTTCACCCTGCAATAGAGTTAAGAGGCTTCTGCTTCCGCAGCTTGCCCACCTTCACTTGGAGCAACACCCTCAGCAAAGGCTTGTGGATTAAGAGGCCCAATTCCCGTATCCGCGTTTTGTCCTGCCGTAACTGCATCTTGTGCAGCTTGTGCTTGGGGATCGTTAAATTGCGGGGCTGTGCCTTGTTGTGTCTGTGCCTGATTTTGCATTGCTTGTTGTTGTTCCATTTCAGCTGCTTTTTGCATACCTTGATTACGTAACATATTACTTGAGTACTCTAACATTGGAAGCAATTCTTCAACTGTTTCTTCATTAAAACCACGAACAAGAATACGTCTAGCAAGTTCAGGTATATTCGGAGGAAGTCCAAATGACTCAACCATCAACGGTGTCATACCCGTAAATAAGTTTAACAAGTCCATTAATTGCTTACGTTCTACGTTTATTGCTGAAGCATGACTTGTAACGTCCATGGTTGTCCAGTACTCACCTCTTGCCATTTCAGGAGTTATCTCAACAAAACTAGATGCACTACGATCAATAAAGAAAAGTTGATCTGGCAAATATTGTAAATCCATCTGCAACATCTTACGTGCTTTGCGGACTTGAAATTCTGTTAGCAATGCACTACGTCTATTCTCCCGACTAGTATTACGTCTTTCCATTATACTAGCTTCTGTTGCCGTATCTACTCGTGGCATAGCAACTGGTTGTGGCGTTCCTACAGACCTATCAAACATCTGTTGTAAAAGTGCCATCATTTCATTCTTCTCGTTAGGCACTTGCTGGAAAGGTAACGCTAAAATAGCATTACTAGCCCCACGTTCACCAAGACCGGGAACTTCTATAACACTACCATCAGGCGCATCTAACATATCCGCTATTACAGTTTTGTTGATCCCTAATTTCGGATCAACAAGCCACACATTCTTTTGCTTTCTTATAGTGGACAAGAATGAATCTAAGATCTCATTTATAAGGGCTTGAACTGTATCACCCCCACCAAGAAGAAGTGTAGGAAGATGATACCAACTATTTAACCCTGTATGATAAGATACAACTTCTACAGGATAGTTATCCATCCTGTCATATGGCCACTCTTCTTCCTCTTGTATAAAAACATCTGAACCTTCTACGATAGTAATAAGAAGATTTCTAAACTTCCCAGGAGCTACAGGAAAGTTTCTTGCCCATATTTCCCAACCACGAACTACGTCAAAACCATCTTCTACTTCTTCTCCTTCATCATACTGAGGAGCATCTGCATATCTACTTGGTTCTATGTCTGCAGTGTTTTTATATCCCGGATTAGCCTGTACTTCTGCTAACGGAAGTTCCCAACCAAAAGCAATCCATCTTGCGTCATTAGGACCTTCTTCTGAAAATGGATCAGTTAAGAACATGTCAGGACGCCATCTCACTGCATACGGAGCACCTCTACGCACATTAGTATTTGCACTCGGTTCAGACCTATTTAAGTATTGCTCATGCAATTTAATGTGATTACTAATAGCCTCTAAAATAGGAGTACGATCTGACTTAGGCGTCTTAGCTATTTTAAATTGTGCTTTAATTTCTGAACGTAACGCTTTGTGGCTGTCAAGATGAAACTGATGATCATTGGTGGTCTCCACTCGTAGTGGTTGCCCAATAGCCAGCAAAGTATTTTCTTCTTCTGGATCTTCATCTGCCTCTAATGCCCCTTCTAACTCTAGCACCACTTCATTTCTAAGTTCTTCTGTGTCTAACGTATAACCTAATTTAGCGACTCCATAAGGATTAAGAAAAGCGTCAAGAACTATTCGCTCATCTACACGTAATTGATTAGTTTCTCTATAACGATAATTTACGACTTTCTCAACAGCTTGAGCATAACTTAAACTTTGCGGATCTTCTTTATCAAGTCTTTCCGCAGCGTTTCTATTCTGTGGATGAACTTTAAAAACAGGAGCACGATCAAGCATATTAGCGATAGACTGGTCAATCCAACCAAATATAAGACCGCTTTTAGTTCTCCTAATATGCTCTTCATCATAATCGTCACCTTCAGTTGCTTCACGATCCGTAGATGCTTCATTATAATATTGTTTTTGTAAAACTTCACAAGCCTCAAATAAAGGCTTCGCTTTTTGTTGGCTATAGGCAATTTGATTTTGCCAGTATGCCACTCTTTCTTCTTCTGTATCAGGATACATTTATCACCTGTTCTGAGTCCCAATCCTCATCAAGAGGACTCTTTTCGGGGAAAGGAAGTACTATAGCCCCTCTATGCCATGAGCGCCCACGCCTTCTGTCTGTATTCATTTCACGATAATCATCAAAAGTTAATCCCTGAACTTCTAACTTAAACCCACCTTCATCTACAGGATCTAATCCTTTAGCCACAAGTAGATCATCTAGCTTCATACCGATAAGAGCAAAAGCATCTACTTGGTCATCGTTCTTACCATTAGGGAACTTTGTAAGCTCATACTGAAAGTCTGCAAGCCAGGGAGCGGCTGAGGGTGCGTGAACGTAACCCATCTGCATAGCTCCTGCAATAGACCCCGCACGTTGTGGAGAGTCCTTACGACCTTTTCCAATAACCGAAACATCTATACAAGATGTCCATGCCCCTACTTCCTTACGTGCTTTTGTAAGTATAGGGCCTATAGCTTTCTGCATATGTACCTTCTCAAAGAACCACTGTAAAGGCTCATACTGAAGCATTAACTCTACACACCTTGAAACACCACCAAGAATGTCTACTTGCTTACGGTAAATGTCAATTATCCAAATATGACCTTCTGAGCATACACCAAATACCATGTGAACTGTATAGTCTCCACTACCTTCTGTAAGAGCGAAGTCACTGGCACCATAAATCGTTATATTCTCAGGTAACTCACTTTGCTGATAAAGCCGTAAGTCTTGTGGTCTAAATAAATCACCTTCATCTGAAAATGGCTTTTGTTGATGTACAGCCATAAAGATGTTAGGATTTCTTTTTCTTAACTGCTCTAGCTCATCTTTTGTTCTTCTATTCGGACCATCAGGAAGAAGTGGTGTACCTTCCTCACGACCAAGAGGATCGTCTGCTTCCGCTAAAGATGGAACTTTAACAATGTCCCATTCCTCTTCACTTTCCTCATGAAGTTTTTCTATCCTACCACCTAAGTCATCATCGTGCCACCGTTGCATTATAAGGATAACACTTCCAGGCCCATCCTTGTAAGAACGTAGACGATTTAAAAGAACACCTGCATACCAGTCCCAAACCATCCTTCTCTGGTTATCACTGAGTGCACTTTCATAACTCTTAAAGGGGTCATCAATAACAGCAATGTGACCGTGAAACCCTATAAGTCCACCACCTACACCTTCCGCTTTATATTCACCACCCTGATTAGTTTTCCATTCTGCCATAGCCGTAGCATCACTGGCTAATGCAACTTCTGGAAAGAGTAAAGCATATTTAGGATGCTGTAAGAAGTTCCTTACATTCCTACCGAAACTCTTTGCAAGAGCCTCATCATAAGAAGTCTCGATGAACTCGT